ACGGCTGTGTATAACCGCAGAAATGAAATGATTCTTAAGCTCCTGGAGAAGTACCGGGGTGAAAGCTTCGGAGATAACCGCGTGCGGATAGTCTGGAGTCCGGTGCTGCCTCAGGATGTTGCCAGGCAGGTAAACAGCGAGCAAATACTGGTTCAGACTGGCATTCACTCCCGTAGAACAGCCATGGATGAAATCGGCATCAGAAATCCCGAATATGAGTTTGGCAGGTGGCTTGAGGAAAGAGAGGCTATCCTCAAGATGAATAAAGAGCTTAACGCTAAGTCCGTCAAGAGCGGGGCGAGAGAGAGGGCTTTACTGACTCCGGCGGAAGGCGTTGAGGAATAGTCAGCAGGAGGAATTATGGTAACTGATATGGAACAGGAGCCGATGGATGAGCTTGAAACAATGAAAGAGGAACTGCGGAAGCTGACTGAGGAAAAGCAAGCCCTTACCGAGGGGCTTGAGGCGAGAGATGCCACCATTGCCAGGCTTGAGCAGGTAGTGGCTGAAAAGGATGTTGAAGTAGCTGCTATGAAGCAGTCGGTGGCTGAGGCAGAGGGGAAGTTGGCGGAAATAAATAACACCCTGTCTCAGGCGGTAGCTGGCTATAAGGCTATGGTGGTTAGTTCTAACCCTGGGATGCTGGCGGAACTGATAACCGGGGAAACCGTTGACGAAGTGGATGAGTCCCTGAAAAGTGCTCAGGCCCTCGTCGAAAGGGTAAAGCAGGAAATGGAGGCGGAAGTCTCAAAAACAAAGATACCAGCCGGGGCTCCACAGCGAGCGCCAATCGACCTGTCAGCTTTGTCTCCCAGGGAGAAGATTCAATACGCAATAGGAGGTAACAGATAAATGGCTTTAACTTTGGAAGAAGCATCAAAACTATCCAATGACATGCTGCTTCAGGGGGTGGTGGAGACTATAGTTAAGGAGTCGCCCATTCTGCAGCAGCTTCCCTTCATTGAGATCGTGGGTAATGGACTGACCTATAACCAGGAGAAAACCCTGCCCAACATCGATTTTTATGATGTAGGTGATACCTGGGTAGAATCCACCCCGACCTTTGAGCAGAAAACGGCAAACCTGAAAATTGTGGGCGGAGATGCCGATGTCGATAACTTTCTCAAGTCAACCCGGAGCAATGTCCAGGACTTGGAGACGGCAGTTGTGGAACTGAAGGCCAAGGCACTCCGGGATAAGTTTGGAGAGATCTTTATCTATGGAGATGCTACAACTAGTCCCAAGCAGTTTGATGGTCTCAAAAAGTTGATTGATACCGGTACTGCCGGGGACCAGGTAATAGCTATGGGTGATACCGGGGCTACCCTTACTCTGTCCAAGCTGGATGAACTTATTGATGCTGTAAAAGGGGGTAAACCTGAAATACTGCTTATGAGCCGTCGCTCAAGGCGGAAGATTAATTCCCTGATTAGAGCAGCCGGGGGCATGACCGAAACTGACCGGGATAAGTGGGGTAATTTCGTCCAGTTCTGGGATGGCGTGCCCATCGGCGTTAGTGACTGGATATTAGATACCCATACCGTGTCTGGTGGTGTGGAGACGGCAACCACTGGAAGCACTTGCTCCACCATCTATGCGGTCCAGTGTGGCGAAGGTGCTCTCTGTGGCTTGACCAGTCCCGGGCACTTGCAGGTGGAGCCTATTGGCTCGCTGGAAAGCAAAGACGCAACCAGAACCAGGGTCAAGTGGTATGTGTCTCTGGCTTTGTTCAGCTCGATTAAGGCAGCCGCTTTAATCGGTGTCCAAGACTAAGACTTTACATAAAGGAGGATAGGAAATGGCATTAGCAGACCCGGGAACGGGGAGAATTGTTGAACAGGGCGAAGGGTTAGTCAGGATAACCTTGGCCGAAGCCTGCAAAGCCGGCGATGTCCTCGGTTACAGTTCGGGCTGGAAACGAGCACTGGCTACTGTCGGTACTGCCATCCAGGGAAGGCTGGTGGCTGGTGAGGATGGCGCTAGTGGAGATGTCATTACCGCTTACCGTCGGGCCGTGGTCAGTGACTACTCCGGCGGAACGGCAGGTAGCGCTGTCTATGTGGCCGAGGGGACGGATTACGGCAAGATTACCGAGACCAAGCCGACTACTTCCGGTGATTGTGATACTATCATTGGCTATATGGTTTCGGCTACCGTGGCTGCCCTGGAGCCTGGTTCAAGGGATGATTCAACAGCTGCATAAGCTAGAAAACGGGGAGGGGGACTACCCCCTCCCCAGAGGAGAAAGAATATGGCACTTACAGTAGTAGAGCATGTCAGGCATCCTTTTGCTAACGGCAAATTGACTTCAGACGGAGTTCAGTGGAGCGATGAGAAGACCACCTCTACTGATGATTATGAAACGGTAGAAGAGGTTACCATCAGCCCGCCGGCTTTGGGAGCGATTATTGTATTTGAGTTTGGTCTTACCTGCGCAGTGAAGTCCAGCGGTGCCACTGAGTCTGCCCTTTTCAAATGGTAGGCAAGAAATACGGGGGGCACCTGGGTTGACCTCCATGATGAGGCAACCTATTCGGCTGATGCTTCCGCCTATGAGGAATATACCTATAGCGGTTATTTCAAGCCGGTCACTAACTTCAACGCTGTGCCTTTTGATGTCCGGCTGGCTATCAAGTCTGGCGGTGCTGGTGGCGAGAATGCCGTCGGCAAGACCAAGAGCTCGAGCTATGTCAAGGTAATTTATTCTGCTTCGTGAGGTGAAAAGTGAACTTTGTATCTGACCCTGGTTTGGTGCTTTACCTGCCTCTCTGCGAGCTGGACGGCAGCTCCTTTATGTCCAGGGATGCCTACGGTCATCTATGTACTGTTACTGGTGCTTTGTGGAGACACAAAGGCCGATGGTTTGACGGAGCAGATGATGTTATCACAATCCCCAAAACGACTGTCATTGACAATATCTTTGCTGGTGGGGGAACTTTAATAGCTTGGATAAACCCTGCTAGTGACGGGGAAGGTAATGTAGCAAAAATTGCCTCAAAGAACAATGGCTGGCTTTGGAATGTTTTTAGTGAGTTGACTGGTAATGTAAAGGCAAGATTATATGTATGGCGTGATGGCGATGATGGTTATTGGGATTTAGACAACAGGAACATAACTCTTAATGCATGGAATTGTTTTGCTGTAACTTATAATTCCGATAGCGTGAACAACGATCCAATATTCTACATTAATGGGGTTGTTGCTGCGTCATCTGAATCAGGAACTCCTACAGATGCACAGGGTGATGATAGTGGAGATGATTTACTCCTGGGGAACAATGCAGGTGGAACTAATACATGGGATGGATTGATTGGGGAGGTCATGGGGTATAGTAGGATTCTAACACCTTTAGAGATACAAGATATCTATTTGGCAACAAAATGGAGGTACCGATGAAATACAGGGCAAGAATTGACCTGTCCTTTGTTGACGAAGCTGATGGGCAGGCTTTGATGAATTACGCGAAAAGTCTGGCTGACAAGGCGGTCAGCATCAACGAGAGCGAACCCGATGAAGAGATATCCTTCTGTGATTTAGAGATTTGTCGTCATGATGAGGGCTTGCCATGCACCAAGCTGGACAGGTTGGAAGTTAGAAAGCTGTAAGGAGAATTGTCATGAACCTAACCGACATGAGAGCCATAGTCAGACGTGACCTCCATGATGAGGATGCCGAAAATTATCGCTGGACCGATGATGAGCTGAACCGGCATATTGCTCATGCCGTCAAGGAGTTCTCCGAGTATATTCCCTACGAGCAGAAGGCAACCAAAGCCACCACTTCTGGCTCACGGGAGCTGGATATATCCACCGTAACCGATAGGATTATGGTGGAGGCTCTGGAGTACCCGGTGGACAGGTTCCCCAAGCGGTACCAGCCTTTTGCCCTGTGGGGAGATACTTTAACCCTCGTTGGTGATGAAGTTCCCGATGGTTCCGATTCGTATATCTACTATGGAAAGCTCCATACCCTTGATGTCAGCAGCTCCACTATTCCGGCTAAGGTTGAGGACTTGATTGCTGCCGGCGCCTGTGGCTATGCCGCCGTTGAGTGGGCGGTCTATGCCATAAATCGGGTCAATGTCGGTGGC